AACATACCCAGATGTTAAAGCCTTGTCATACTGTTGTCAAGCATTTTTTCAGGATTAGTTCTTACGAATCAGTTACTGCACCGATACTAGATTGTCCTGGAATATCTGCCAGCAATGCTGCCATGACCATCTCTGGCTATCGGCCAGTACTCGATTGCGATCCAGCATCAAACATATGTCTACCGCATGACCAAGATCGTCGCTGAGATAGCCGCTGATGCCCGGCGATACCACATCTTGAGGGCCTGGTACCGGATATGCTGCCACCGGAGTTCCACAGGCCATGGCTTCGATCATGACGATGCCAAATGTGTCGTTGACACTGGGGAACACAAAAACATCGGCATTGGCATAGCAGGCTGCTAGATCCCGACCCGATCGATAGCCCAAGAATTCCACATCGGGATATCGCTGTGCCAAATCACTGCGGATTGGGCCATCGCCGACCACCTGTTTCACAGCACCGGGAACATCTAACCCACAAAAATCTTCGATGTTTTTTTCCACGCTGACACGCCCTACATACAGCAAAACAGGAAGTCCGCCGTCTCTCTGTCTCAACTCAGCATCAAACACATCTCGATCCACCCCGCGTGTCCAGGCCCGTATGTCTCCACGGAATCCTCGACTGCGTAATTCGCGCACCATAGTGTCTGTGGTGGTAAGCATGCGACCCGAATGCTTGTGGAACCATCGCAGATAGGCATAGGTGATGCCTACGGGTATGCGATACATGCGATGTATGAATTCAGGAAACCGAGTGTGATAACTGGTGTTGTATCTCCATCCGTGCCAGTCTAACCACAGACGTGCAGCCAACCCAACCGGTCCTTCGGTGGCGATATGAACATGATCGGGCGAGATTGCTGATATGTGCTTGCCAATACCCCACGGCCAGCTCAGCTTGACTTCAGGGTAGCCCGGGCAGTCTCGATGCGGGAAATAGCCAGGATGTAGATACTCTACATCATATCCGGCACCACGAGCCGCGGCCTCGATGTTGCGGAAGGTGGTGACCACTCCGTTGATCTGGTCCGGAAGGTTGTCTGTGATGATCAGGATCTTTTTTCGCATCGTCCTTCTACCCGAAAACTGGAAAACTTGAGCTGATAGGTCATGGTCGACAATACCTGCTGGCAAGTCTGTTGATCTTTGAATTCAAGCTCGACCCGACCGGGCTGATCTTGGGGGTTATTTATGTGTACTGCTATCAGTATCATTATCCACATGGGTTTTCTCTTGGGTCCAAGTCACGATCTCCCAGCGACCGTCATGATGTTCGACCAAAGCTGTGCATGATTCCACCCAATCACCGTCGTTCATGTAGCGTATGCCGTCTATGTCTTTGATCTCTGCGTGATGTATGTGTCCGCAGATAACACCATCGAATCCTCGCTTCTTGCAGTAGGCAGCTAGATTCTTTTCAAACTGGAATATGAAATCCACTGCTTTCTTGACTCGTCCCTTGAGATATTTACTCAATGACCAGTAGCCGAATCCCATACGATGTCGTATCCAGTTGTAATTGCTGTTGAGATACAGCACGATGTCATAGGCCTTGTCACCCAGGAAACTGATCCATGGTGCCAGCCTAGTGATGCCATCGAATAGATCACCGTGTGTGACCAGATACCTCAGCCCGTCTGCACCGCGATGCTCGACCTGGTTGCAGATCTCCACACGCCCGAATGTAATGCCCATGGGTATCATGGGTCGCAGGAACTCGTCGTGGTTGCCGGCCACATACACCACCCGGGTGCCACGCTTGGCATGTCCCAGAACTCGTCGGACAACATTGGTATGCGATTGTTTCCAGCGCCACTTGTTCTGCTGTATCTTCCAACCGTCGATGATGTCGCCCACGAGATACAGGGTGTCGCAGGTGTGATGTTTGAGGAAATTGTTGAGCAAATCGGCTTTGCAATCGCGCGTGCCAAGATGTACATCACTGACAAAGATGCTACGGTAGGTGCGTTGCATCTTGAATCCTGAAATAAATGGCCAGCGAAACAAACAGAGCCTGCAAATAGAATAGTAGCCACCACTGCATGGTTGCCTTATTCATTCTTTTCTCCCGTAGGGTTGAGGAAACTAAAATCCGCTAAACAACGGTTCTGAGGTCTCCATATTTATTCTCCTGTTGGTACAGCTCAATCACGGGATCATGATCTAAAAACGTAGGTCACATCCTTGTTTTTTATGTTTCGAAGGTTGCCCAGCGGGCTCCGGAATCCCACTGTGGCATCCAACGTCAGGTTTTCATGTACATGAAAAACATCGGCTACTAAGTCATTTTTCTTGAAATTCATTACATTCCAGCAACTAAGACCACCAGGCGTTAGTCTTTGCAGGCAACTACGCATCAGTGGCTTGAACCAGTTTTCTGACCAGTCAGCATAGGTGCTGTGCTTGTTGTAGCTCTGAGCACTGTCTGCTGTGTATACCTCTAGATTGAAGTATGGCGGACTAGTCAACACAACATCATAGTCTGTGAAAGTACTGGGATCGGGTATATAATCTTCGGCAGGAAGATTGAACAATGTAACCTGATCCTGAACTTCTAGAAACTCAACCATCCTTTTTAGATTGTTATAGGTCTGTAGATTGGGCTCGCAGCCAATATAATGCCAACCATTGGCCACTGTTCCTAGTAATCTACCACCCCAGCCTGCACAGGGGTCAAACAAAACTCCGTACTTCTTATCTGTCATCTGACAGATCTGTTTACTAAAATGCGGTCTATAAAAACTAGAATTAGGTAATCCTGCTCGCATATAAACTGCTCGGCGAATCCAGCTGAGCCAGAGCTGGCTCATGCTACGACGACCCCAGTCCAGCACTTCTGACATGAGCACAGGGTTCATCCAGGCTGTCCTAAAATTCTCTCCCTTTTCGTTACTGATGTCCCAGAAATTAGGAAAGAAATGCTGGCATAATTTTATGCCTGGCTGAAACTGCGAGCCAGTCTTGAATTCTCGCACACTCTTGAGTCTGGCCCAGTCAGTCCAGAGCTCGGCGTCAGTGTACTTGTATTCGTAGTCCAGGACCATGAGCTCCGAGACTGTAATCTTTGGGTCTAGTGCGTTCACAAAACTTTCAATGCTCCAAGTTCGCGTAATGTATTTTCATTGCCATAATAACAAAAGGTACCACTGTCGCCTGTCTTGCCTCCGTGCTGCGGTCCAAAGACACCTGTATCACAGCACTTCTGTACCTGGTTTTTGTTCATTTTCCAGATCTCTACACGATGTGGATAGAACATGACAAACCAAAGTTCTTCATAGTCCTGGTTTGGACGAATCTGCAGGAAACTAAACTTATCAGATCCTGCGCCTAGCATACTGCCCTTGATCTCTATAGAACATCCGTTGACAATTCTGTCATGGTCTGTGGACTTGGGCGGCATCACTGCATAGCCCAGACCCTTGAGTATGCACTCGGAAATCTTTTCATATCTGGATCCACGTTGCTTGGGTCCCAGAGTTTTCAATTTTCTAAAAGGACTGGTTGTATATCTTGGGTCCTCGGGTTCTTCTAGCAAGAGCACAGGGTCGATAAAACCTATGACATCTGCCTGATTCTTCACGCTGAAACTTTTCAATGGTGTCTCCATGTATAAGATGGTGCCCCCTCACGGAGTCGAACCGCGCACCAACGGATTATGAGTCCGCTGCTCTAACCAACCATGAGCTAAGGGGGCAGAAAAACAAATTGTATTGGTAGTAGATAAGGGTTTCGATCCCTTCCGACCCAGCCATCTGACCAGTTTTTCAGGGCTTATGAAACCCTGCCGCACACCAGTGCTATCTACTGTTCAGATTTTAGTGCGTGTAACTTGGTACTGGAGCTGTTCGGTTACATTGCACTACAACCGTCTCAATACGATTTGTATAGGGGTTTACAATGTCAACCATGCAGCTGGAAGGAACTACTTGCTGAACCTGCGGTGCGGGTTGCACTATGACTGGCGCGGGTTCTACGATCACTGCTCGACTCTGGTTACTGGCTATGATTGAGCCTAAAATTAGGCCGCCTACGATAGCTGGTCCAACCCATCGATTTCCATGACTATGGTGATGATGACGATGATGACCATGGCCGTATCCACCAGCCAGTACTGCACCACTGAGACTCAGGGCTAGGACTGCTGTTGCGATTTTCTTGACCATAACATCTCTCCAAAAGATAAATGATGTTTAATTATATATAAGATTCGGCTCAAAGTCAAGCCTTTTTTGCCGAAAAATCAATGATTTGGGTTGATTAATGGCCTGGCGAGCACAATTTCAATCACAGTACCCTGTCGATCAATGCCACGCTTCTCCAATTCTTCGTCGAGCTTGCGTTGGCGTAGATCAGTGTCGGTAATCATGAATACAACCTCGCCTTTGAATCGAACTTCAAAGAGTGGTTCCATGGTAACTCCTAGTTAGATGATTCTGATATACTAAGGGATTTTCCACAGTATGTCAAGACCGTTTAGATATTCAATTTTATCTTTCCTTACTTGATCTGACTCCAAACCTTCTGGCGGATCTGTTCCTGCAAGTCGGCTGGAAGATGTACATAGTCAAGTTCGGCACTTAGCCTAGCACCATTCTTGAAAGCCCAGTCAAAGAACATGATGGCTTCGGCACTGGCTCGCTTGTCAGCAGGATCTTTGTACATGATGATAAAGCTAGCTGAACTAATAGGCCAGGCATTGGGATTCATTTGTTCTACAATGCTAAGACCCATACCAGGAACTGAGAACCAATCAGCACCTGCAGCTGCGGCAGCAAATGTAGAATCATCTGGTGCCACGAATTTACCTGATTTGTTCTGTAGTAACATGTAGTTCATGGTGTTTTTCTTGACATAGGCGTACTCAACATAACCAATACTACCTTTTACTCGGTTCACATTGGCAGCAACACCTTCGTTTCCTTTTCCACCAACTGAACTATTGGCAGGCCATTTTACAGCCGCTCCTTTGCCTACCTTGGCTTTCCATTCAGGACTGACCGCAGTCAGGTAATCTGTAAAGTTGAAGGTAGTACCTGAACCATCGGCCCTATGCACTACAGTGATGCTAGTGTCTGGCATTTTCTTACCAGGATTTAGAGCTACAAGTTTTGGATCATTCCACTTGGTAATGGTTCCCATAAAAACTTCGGCCAGTACTGGTCCTGTGATGCGAAGCTCGCCGGGCTTGAAGCCATCAAGATTTACAACAGGCACCGTACCACCAATGATAGCAGGAAACTGAACCTGTCCATGTTTATCCAGATCTTCACCCTTTACCGGAGCATCACTGGCGCCAAAAGTAACAGTTTTGTTGTTGATCTGACGAATACCACCACTTGATCCAATGCTTTGATAATTCAGTGTATTGCCTGTGGCCTTGCGATAAACCTCAGCCCACTTAGCATAGATGGGATAGGGAAATGTTGCACCTGCTCCAGTAATTTCCGCAGCCTGTGCAGTAACAAATAATGACGTAACAAACGCCAGGACAAACTTTAGCATAAAATCTCTCTTAAAATGAAAAATATTTTACAGTTAAACCAACAATATAAATGCCTGTTATACCAACATTTAGAACAATTATACTGTATTCTTTCCAGAGAAAACCAACCGTGGCCCAGGCTGCATTTCCCAACAAGAACAGCACAACATTCCAGGGATACAACCAGTTACCGCTGGTTAGAACTGAACCTCCGATCAGAAGCCCAGTTGCTAACCATTTTAGATAAACATCAACCTTGTGTACTTGCATTGGCTTGAACCTGTGCATGAATCCAGGCATAGGTCTTTTCCAGGCCAGCATATAGGCTCTGACTTGGTACCCAACCCAATTTTTCCTGGATCAGCGCATTGTCACTGTTACGTCCACGTACTCCCTGTGGTGCGTCCAGGTTATATTTGACATCAAATGTCTTGCCAGCAATTCGACTAATATGCAACCACAGCTCATTGATACTAACCATTTCTTCGCTACCAATGTTTACAGGGCCAGAAAAATCTGAGTGCATGAGACGCCAGGTACCTTCAATACATTCGTCTATGTACAGAAAGCTACGTGTCTGATGTCCATCACCCCAGACTTCGATGGTGCCTTGTGGTCCAACCATGGCGATCTTTCTGCATAATGCCGCTGGTGCCTTTTCTTTTCCACCATCATAGGTGCCTTCGGGTCCAAAGATGTTATGATAGCGTGCAATACGTACAGGTATGCCATGATTACGCTCAAAGGCCAGGTACAGTCTTTCGCTGAACAGTTTTTCCCAACCATATTCTGAATCGGGTTCTGCAGGATAGGCGCTGTCCTCAGAGCACAGGGGATTTTCTGGATCTTCCTGATTGTAGCTGGGATACATGCAGGCACTGCTGCTATAGAAAACACGTGTCTGATTGTGTTTCTTACGCTCATTGCGTTCACGAATGGATTCTAAAAGATTCAGATTGATCATGGCACTGTTGTGCATGATTCCTGCATCGTGCTCTTTGGTGAAGATATAACCAGCGCCGCCCATGTCAGCAGCAAACTGATAGATCTCATCAAAGCTATTTTCGTCAAACATGAGATTGAAATCGCGATGTGGGCCGTCGGCTTTTACACCAGGCCATTTCAGGCTTTCATGAACCACTCTGGTTTCTCGTAGATCTCTGACCCAAAAATCGTCGGCAGTGGTAGCCGAAAATTCGGGTCGTTTTAGATCCACTCCTCGGACCCAGTAACCCTGGGATTTGAGGAATGTAACCATGTGTGAACCAATGAAGCCACCGGCTCCGTATACTAGCGCTGTCTTTGCCATGAATTCTCCTTAGACAAGTTGAATCCCAGACCCGAACATAGAATTGTATTGATTATAGAGATCGTCCACGGGAGTGCTTTCCCAGACAATAAAAGACTCTGCAACATCAATGCCGTGGTTCTGGGCATACTGTGCGTATGGAAACAGACCAACCATGATTTGTTGTGGATTGGTTTGGCTTGGCATGAGTTGGATGGCGGCGGGTTTTTTGAGACTTACTTTGCCGTCTACGCGTTCGACATCGGCAATAAGCTCTTCGCCTGTGGTCAATTTGACAATCTTGATCATTATATACTCCAGGTTATTTATATAAGTTGGGGGCTCAAAGGCCCCCTTGAGTGCTACTTTTTTGTGATACTAGTAAAGTCCCAGTAATCGTCTAGGTCCTGCTTGGCATAAAACACTTCCTCGCAGGCGACGATAACACAAA